GGATTCCTTGTGAGCCTCCGTCTGGTCATTCCCGATCTGCTTGCGATCTTCGCCCGAAAGCGTGATGTGGCACTTGCCCTTCACCAGGGTTTCCGTGGGCTTCACAATGCCCTGGAAGAGACGCCACGACACGCCAAAGTTGCCATTCGCAAACCAAAGACCACCGCACTGAAGGATACACGCAATGTTGCTCCCCTTTTGGATGAACTCTTCGGGACCCTTGCTATCCGAATTAGGGATGAGCATGTCGTTATTGACATCAAAGAGTTCAAACTTGTATTCACCATCCCACGTTGGAAGCTTCACCTTCATCGTCGGGTTGCGAGTAGGATCCGGTTCGTTGGTGTTTGGGTCCTTGGGATACTTCAGAATCGGATTCCAAAATGCCTCAATGACTTCCTTGCTCTGCGCCTTTCCAAACCACTCCTTGCTGTTTGTAAAGGCAGATTCCTTGACCTGTTCTTCCATATTCTTGATCATATCTAGGAATGAATCCACTTCGGGATTGGAAAACTCCTCGCGAGGGAATTGGAGCGACAAACTGTACGAGTTTCCACTACCGCCTTGATTTTCGTACACGTTGACGCCCCAATTCAGCATCAGGGGAGTGGAAAGCATAATCGACCGCTTCGTCTGCGAATTGAGAATGCCAATGCTCTTTCCACCCACGGAGTTCACCTTGGGTTTGGTAAAGATCATGTGCTCGGAAGGAATGAAATCACTCGGGGATACGATGTTGGACGACATATTGTTTCTTGCTGGATACTTACTTAGACTGTGGTCATCTCTTTAAATCAATTTTTTTTTCGAAACCCCACATCACATTTAAACGAGAGGGCAAAACGCACAGTAAATTGTAAGCTCCAAAAAGATATAAATAAATATGGTCTGTACATGTATAATGATACGTGAAACCAGATTAAAGACATATTTTTCTTCGTTTGAGTATCAAAATAAATCGAAAAAGGCGAAAGTTTTGCCTTTTGTTCATCGTTATTCCGACTATGTGTTGTTGATACAATACAAATACACCATCAAAGAGATGAAAGACATCATTAAACGAATGGAATTGCCACGCTGTAGAGAGACGCGAAAGGATAAAATTCAACATCATTGCACGAACTTGTTGTTTCTCTCTTATACGGCTACGATTATTCAAAAAGTGTGGCGCAACTTTTTCATTCGTCGTTTCAATGAAACATTGGGTCCCAGTTATAAGCAGTTTGAAGTATCCAACAATGTGGAGGACTTCCTGACGACGGAAAATATACGCGACATTGATTACTATTATTATTTCAGTTTTAGAGACAAAGATCAGTTTGTATACACGTTTCACATTGTTTCCATTTTTTCGTTGATCCAGAAAAATATGAAAACGAACCCCTACAATCGTAATGCATTTGATGCATCGGTGTTGGAACTCCTTTCTCGGCGTATGCGATATAATGTTATCTTGAAAAAGACCCATGCGATAACGGAATATACACCGCAGTCCACGACCATAGAAGATCGGGTCATGCAATTGTTTCATCATATGGATCAACTCGGAAATTATACATCCAGCGAATGGTTTTTAGAATTACAACCGAGTGCATTAAACACCTTCATTTATGAATTATATGAAATATGGAACTTTCGAGCGCAACTGTCCATCGAAATCAAGGAGGAAATCTGCCCGCCACGCGGAAATCCATTTGTTTGTTTGCCTCGAAACTTCATTTCCAACTATAATAATCCGCGCATGAATTACCCGAATCATTTTTTGCGCAATGCAAGTGTGCAAATTATGGAGCGTTTGGCGTATAGTGCTCACAACGATTCCAACAAAAATTTGGGGGTGTTGTATATATTGAGTGCATTGACGCTGGTTTCTGACGGAGCCCGAAGTGCATTGCCGTGGCTTTATGCGTCCGTATATCACAATTGATATAAGGTTAAAAACAACTTAAACACAACACACTGTTATAGTGTATAAACAAGATGTCCACTGCTGCCAAGAAAACCACTTCCAAAACCGCCACCAAGGCTTCCAAGCCGACCTCTACCAAGTCGACCAAGAAGGCGGCTGCCCCTGCTCCGGCCCCTGTGCCAGAACCAGTCGTCGAAAACGTCGAAGTTTCGGCGGAACCAGTTGTCACCATTGAGAGTTCCATGAGTGATCTTCTTACGAGCTTCTCGACGAGCATTCAAACGCTCACTTCTTCTCTCAACCAACTCAAGTCGGACTTCAAGACTCTCGAGAAGCAAGTGCTCAAGGAGGCTCGCTCCATGGATAAGGTGAACGCGAAGCGCAACAAGAACAAGGGTTCCCGTGCTCCCAGTGGGTTCGTGAAGCCTGCGGCGATTTCGAAGGAGCTCGCCAAGTTCCTCGGCAAGCCCGAAGACACCCTCATGTCTCGCACGGATGTGACCAAGTTCATCACGGCTTACGTCAAGGAGCACAAGCTTCAAGACGCGAAGAACGGTCGTCGCATTGTCCCAGACGCCAAGCTCAAGGCTCTCCTCAACGTGAAGGGCAGTGATGAGGTGACCTACTTCAACCTCCAGAAGTACATGAAGTCGCACTTCGTCAAGGGTTAAATAATTGTGTTAGAGAATATATAAAAAACGATAAAAAAATCAGATACATTTCAATGTTATATGTTTTGTCATTTAAATGATTAAAATACTTTTCAATGGGTGGAAAGTATTTTAATATGAATACACAGAAGAGTCCATGGCGGGGGTCGAACCCGCAACCTTGAGATTAGAAGTCTCACGCGCTTCCATTGCGCCACACGGACATTTAATTCCTCGTGTTTATATATAAGAATGGAAAAAGAACTGGCAAATATGAACGAACGAAAACAACGGATTCAGAAAGATCGAAAGTTCTTGGACATTCAACTCAAAATCGACGGATACCGACAATATAATGATAAAATTACAACCGAAATGGAACAGTATTTGAATGTTTTGGATGAAAAATACAGTGTGTATCAATATTACCTCAATGCAATCCACATCTCCATCATTGTATTGTCCAGTTTCTCTTCTTTTTTATTAGCTGCCCAACCCTACATCCATGAAAGCCACGCAGGAGTTCATCTTTCCACCCTTTGCGTGAGCACCTACACAAGTTTACTGCTGTCTATTGCAAAGTTTATGAAACTGGACGAACGCAAAGAATCCCTCTATCGCTTGCGTAGTGCCTTTGCCGAGTTTTTGATTGAAGTCTACTCCCGCAATGATTTATTGGAATCATGGTCTAGCCACCATTCATGGAAAACCACGGAAAATGTCACGCACCAATTGTCGGACATGATGGGATTGGAACATCACCAAGATTTTGAAATATGCTTTGAAGAGTGGAACGACTTGGAGCGCAAACTCAAAGAACAAATGCGCGATATTATTGTCAAAAAACAAGAATTATGTAGCCAATATGCCCAAGAAATGGATAATCATACGAAATATCGCTCGGAACTATCCTCCAAACGCCGGGTTCTGAAACACCGAATACAAATGCAAAAGCTGGAAGATGTGAAAAATGAAAACGACCTGGATGTCGGATTTCAAAAATGGGTAAAACGGGTGATACGACGAAAACCCACATCTCAATCCAATACTGAAAACGTGATCATCGACCACGATCCTCTTCAAGAAATCACTCAGCTAGAGAAACTTCATGAAGAGACAAAAGACCCCAATCAGTTTTGCTAACGCTATATATAAATAGAACCTTCTTGTATTTGTTCTTGTGTTAATGTTTTTCCAGTATAAGTAATGTTGTTGAGATGTTGGTCTCTTTCTGGTTCTGGTATACCTAAAACATAATATTGTTGTGGTGATTGCTGTTGTTGTGGTGATTGCTGTTGTTGTGGTGATTGCTGTATGTATTTATAATTTAATGTAATTTTACCTGTCCTTGCTACGCAATCAATTCCTATAAATATAGGTATCCTAAAATATCTTGCTAGAGCTTGAGATATATTTGTCACTCGTTCATAGAATAACATTCGATTTCGCATAATTTCGAGAGGACTGAAGCCTGATATATTCAAAAATTCTTCACCTGGTTTTTTGTATGCGTTAGAATTAGCGCTTTTATAATTTTTCAACAACCAGTTCCCTGCTGCAGACATATGAAGGGTCATTGGTAATACCATTTTTGTTTTAGGAAAGAGATTAAATAAAGATGGGATATCTAAAATGATATTGTTTCTATCTTCTGGTAACATATTCTCAATTAGAAAGAATAATTTACCACACATCACCATTGAACATGTTCTCCCTGCTCCACATAAACAATGAATTAACATTATGCATTTTTTTGCTCTATTAGCTTCTAGTATTTCAATAAAATCTAAATACTGTTTTGGAATGTGTGTTGTCATATCTTCACAACCAATTTTGTGTAATGTTTTATCTGGTTTATTGGGAATTATACTATTATAATATCCTTGACCCTTCATAACCTCAAAATATTTATCCGATTCTAATACAACAACGATTTCCTCTGTATAATCTCGTAAAATTTCTTCAACAACTTTATGTTCTTTGTATCTATCTTTCCATTGTTCAATTGGGGTTTCGTCCTTTAAATCAGGACCAGGGCTAGCTATAATCTTAATAAAATCAGTCGGTTTATAAACTAAATTAGTGATTAAATTTCCTGTGTTGTTTCTACAGTCAATATCTTTATCTACTCCTCTTAATTGAACTCCCCATCCAATTTCACTATCAAAGGGTAAGATTGGAAAATTATAATCATTTTCTTTACATTTACTTTCTTGATTCTTATATTTACTTCTTAAATTCAAAAGATGTCTATGTGCTTCTGAGGCTTGTGCTGAGGCTTGTGCTGCTGCTCTTGCTGATGCGAGTTCTTCTGCTGCTGTTGGTGCTGCTGGTGGTTCTACTAAGGCTGCTGCTGGTGGTTCTGTTGTTTCTGTTGTTTCTGTATATGGATATACCGGATATCGTGAGCGCCAATAAAATAACCGTGCCAAGGTTCCGAATAAACCTGGTCTATTTATCGCAATATTTACCTCATCTATATTTACGCTAGAATTAGTTCCTCCAGTTATTGTATTTTTTACTTTCTTTCTAGTTGTGCGTTTGCCTTTGGTGCGTTTGCCCTTGGTGCGTTTTCCATTAGTTCCTCCTTTATTTATATGTATATTATGTTCAGTAATAGATAATAAATCTTTCAGTGCCTCAGAGTAAATCTTTTGTGTAGGATTCTCAATTTTTTTCAAAATATTTTCCACTTTTACGGAGAAATCATTGTTGTCTGTATATTCCTCAAGTAGTTTTTTGTCTGTATATTCCTCAAGTAGTTTTTTTACTATTTCATATAATGATTTATTTTTTTGCGTTAGTTCTTTTAGTGTCTGTATTTTTTTATACTGTGTATTTATATTATCTACTATGATTTCTTCTTCTCCTGTGTTTTGATTTGACGTGTGGGATGTATATATTGTTTCGATGCTTGATATCAAAGTAGAAATATGTTCGGCAATTTCTTCTTCTTTATTTTGTTTTTTTTCTTCTTCTTCATTTGTTTTTGTTGAATATATCATACTCCACAGTGTTGTGAGTTCATCATATCCTATGATTTTGAATAAATCACCCAACCCTTCTTTTATTTGTTGTTCATTAGGCATAATATATATAAATGACACGAAAATATAAATACATTATGTGAACCCAATAAAAAATCAATACTCTCATTATACAATTATTTCATTTCCTTTATCCAACCAGTTCTTGATCTAA